GATATCACTGATGAATCAGGTTCATATGGTAATACAACCAATATAACGGTAATTGCAAGTGATGCTAATATAAACGGTTCTACTAATGTAGTATTAATTCAACCTTCAGGTTCACGAATTATATCGGGTTCATATAATAATGTGTTAATAAACCCTATAAACGACATATATGAAAGTGATCCAACGGGTAGTGTTTATACAGGTAATTTAAGAAACCAAGGTACAGCAGATTTTGCTCAAGGTTTAACAGCAACAGGTTCAGTTGATATAACAGGTAGTTTAACATTAAATGGAGCAGCAATTACACCTGGTGGAGGTATTGATACAGGTTCATTTGTAACAACCTCATCATTTAATTCATTTACAAGTTCAATTAATGCTTATACGGCATCTAATCCTACACCAATAGGTTTTAATCACGTTTTTGCTGCAGACCCAACTAATGAGGTATTTACAACAATTACAAATAACAATATGAGAACAGCATATCAAATGAATTACTTACTTGTTTCAGGTTCTAATTCAATAAATGCTGGACAATTACAAATTACAGCAGATGGAACATCAGTGGCTGTAGTAGATACAATTTTACAAAGAAATATAACAGGTGCACCTACTGCTTCATTTAATGCTGTTTATACAGCAGGAGACATTGATGTTAGAGCATCATTTGTAGGAAGTAACTATATAATTTCAGGTTCATATAAGAATTTAATATAACAAATATTTATAATCAATGGCTACTTTTAGCATAAACGTCGACGTAAATAGTAAATCAGTAAATGAGTTAGAAGAGGATTTAAAAACCTTAGAAACCCAATTTAAGACACTTAAAATTGGTGATCCTGGCTTTACTGAATTGGGACAAAAAATCCAAGGGGTAAGATCCCAATTAAAAGACATAGAACTACAGTTTGAGGGTCTTGATAAAGAACAAAGAGCAACTGCCTTAGTTGATACATTTAATGGATTAACAGGTGCGGTAGGAGCAGTATCATCTGCTTTTATTGCATTTGGTGCTGAATCATCTGCAATCGAGGATGCTGAAAAGAAACTATTAGGTGTTATTGGTGTTGTATCAGGGTTAAGAGATGTTTCTAACGGTTTAGTAGCCGCTGGTAAATTATTTGGTCCTACATTCTCTAAAATTGGAGAATCAATATCAGGTGCATTTACTACAGGTTCTACAGCTGCCCAAGGATTTAAAGCAGCATTAGCATCAATTGGTATTGGTTTGGTAATTGCTGCTGTAACAACATTAATTACTAGTTTTGATGAATTAAAATCTGCATTTGGTTTTACATCAAAAGAGGTAGATGATTTTAATAAAAAACAAGAAGAGGCACAAAAAGAATTACAGAAAACAGCCGAGGAAGCTAGAATTACTGCTGGATTAGCTATTAATGAATTACAAAACTCATTTAATAACGTTGCTCAAGCTGGAGGAGATGCATCTACTGTATTAACAGATATACAAAAACAATTACCAGAATTAGCAAACGTAAATTTAGCAGCAGCAGGTTCACAAGATAAAGTAAATGAGGCATTAAATAGATTTAATTCATTAACATTACTTCAAACTGATAGACAAAACAACATTAATAAATTAAAACAAGAGGAAATTGCATTAAGTGAGGCTGTTTCATTAAAATTAGCAGCTACAACTGAGGCAGATAAAAAAGCTCTTGATATTAAAGTTAAAGGTATATTTGCCTCTATTAATGCTATACGTGATGAAAATAAAGAATTAGATATTCAAATTGCTAAAATTCAGTCTCAAAGAGCAGCAGAAATTAAAGCAGTAGAAGATGAGAAAAAGAGACAACAAGAGGCTGAGGCAGCAAGAAAACAAGCTGAGGCAAACAGAAAAGATGCTGCACAAAAAGAATTAAGAGCTACTAAAGATAAAAATGAGGCATTACGTAAATTAGATGAGGAAAGAGCAACTGAGGGATTAGATGCTATTACTACTCAATTTGCTAATAATTTAGCTCGTTTAAAGGAATCACAATCTGAGGAATTAAAACAAACTAACTTAACTGAAGCAGCTAAAGCAGCAATTAAAGCAAAATACAATGCCTTAATTGAGGCAAATGAATTACAACGTGTAGATGCTGTAGCAAAATTTGAAAAAGATGCAGCCGATAAAGTAGAAGAAGCAGATAAGAAAAAATTAGAAGCAACTACCGAACGTAATAAAGCATTTTTAGACTTATCTAGAGCACTAGGTGATGAAGCAGCACAAAATGCTGTTGATGCAGTACAACGTCAAATTGATGCAGTAGCGGCCACTACTGTTGCTGGTGTTGAACAAATAGGTCAATTACAGAAAACATTAATTGAAAAAGAACGTGCTAATGCCGTTGCAGCAGCCGAACAAACTAAAACAGATAGATTAGCAGCTTTACAAGAACAGTTAGATGCTGAATTATTATTATATGCTGGAAATGAACAGAAACAACTTGAATTAAAAGCAACATATGCTACTCAAGTTGAGGCTGTAACTAAACAAACTGCTGAAAATGTTACCGCTATTAATGCTGATGCAAATGCAAAAATAGTTGAAAACGATAAACAAACAGCAGAACAAAAGAAACAAATACAAGAGGCACAATTACAAGCTGCCTTACAATTTGCAAACACAGTAGTAGGTGCTTTAGATGGTATCGCAAAGGAAGGTACTGAAGCACAAAAAGCAGTTGATATTGCTAAAATCTTAATTTCAGCAGCAACTGCAGCATTCCAAGCATTTGCACAAGCAACAGCATTGATTCCGCCTCCAGGTGGTCAAATTGTTGGTGCTGCATTAGCAGGTGTAATTGCAGTAGGTGCAGCTAGAGCTATTGCTGATGTTAAAAAAGTAAAACCAGGTGGAGGTGGAGGTGGTCCTGCAGCCCCAGCAGCAGGTGCAATTGTACAACCTCCTGCTCCTGCAACTGGTCAAGGCACATTTACTCCTTTATTACCACAAGGAGGTACAACAATAGGTTCAGGTGGTGCTCAAACTACAACTTTAGGAAATGATATGAGTGGTGGACGAGTTATCAAAACATATGTATTAGCAGGTGATGTAACTGATGCACAAGAGGCTGAAGCTAGAATTAACCAAAGAAGACAATTATAATGAAAATCGTAGAATTAAAAATAGATGATAATTATCTATCAGGCGTAGATTCAGTAGCATTAGTTGAATCACCAGCCACAGAATTAGATTTTATTGCTTTCAATAAAGTCAATATGGCCGAAATGACATACAATGATTATCCACAAGCAGCAGTTGATGCAGCTAGACGTGGTATTGAGTTGAATGAAAAAAACAATAACAAATGTGCAACCCAAGTAGGTAAAGTAAGAGCACAACAATTAGTAAACGGAGAAAAATTATCATTAGATACAATTCAACGTATGCGTTCGTTTCTAATTAGACAAAAAGGTAATTTTGAATTAGCAACTCGTAGGAAAGATTATAATGCTTGTGGTTACATTTCATACTTATTGTGGGGTGGAGAAGCGGCATTACCTTGGACTGAAAAGAAATTACGTCAAGCTGGTATTGAATTTTCTGCTTATTCGGAATTAAAATCAAATATACCACAACAACCTACAAACGCACCTCAACAATATGCTGAAATAGGACCTAGAGGAGGAGTTAAAGAATCACCTAAAGCACCTAAATCAGATACACCTAATCCAAATCCTAAAGGAGAAGGTACAGCAAAAGGTTCAGCCTCTACTTCACGTGGTGCTGAAGTTGATGCTGCTACAGAAAAAACATTACAAGATAAAGCAGACGAATTTAACGAAAAATATAAAGATAAGTTAGGTTATGGTGTGACAGTAGGACAACTTAAATCCGTTTATCAACGTGGTATAGGTGCTTATAACACATCTCATTCACCAAACGTATCATCTGCCAAACAATGGGCTTTAGCGCGTGTAAACGCATTTTTATATTTGGTTAAAGAAGGTAGACCTCAAAACAAAAAATATACTACTGATTATGATTTATTACCTACTAAACACCCTAAACGTGAAAATTTTAGTGAGAATCTAATAGAGGAAATAATCAAAGATTCATTAAACATAAATGTATTTGGTTATCCAACTGAATATTTTTATATGTGTCCAGGTGCTAAAGCAACATTTGAACATTTAGTATCAATGGAAATGGATGAGGATACTAAAGGTATGGTTCGTTCAGCAGCACAAATTGCAGATAATATTTTTGATTTAGAAGAGGATGTGATTGAGGAAGGTATTGCAACACCTGAGGACGTTGAATTAGCATCATTGTTAATTTCTGATTTTAAAGATTTAATTTCTGAAATTGATGAAATTACAGGTATGACACACGATGTGTCTTATATGGACGGACATTTACAAACAATTGTAGCATATGCTCCTGAGGCATTTAATATTGATGTTAGTGCTTTACCTAATTATGTAAATGAAGCATCTTCTGGCGGACGTAAAAAAGATTATTTTTCTGAATTAAAGGAAAAACAAATGCTAATAGGTCCTTTAATGACTCCAGGTAAACTAATTCCTCGTAAAGATGAGGATACAGGAGAAGAATACCAAGTATTTTTTACTAAAGAAACAATTGAAAAAATTGCATACAAAATGATGCAAGATAAACTAATTGATTCTGTAAATATTGAACACGATGGTGCACAAAAAGTTAAAGATGCATTTTTAGTAGAAACTTGGTTAGTTAAAGATCCTGAAAAAGATAAATCAACATTATATGGTTTTTCACCTATTGCAGGACAATGGTTTGGTATATACAAGATTAATAATGGACGTGTTTGGAACGAATATGTTAAAACAGGTAAAGTTAAAGGTTTTTCAGTTGAAGGATATTTTTATAACAACGTACTTACTAAAAAATAATGCAACAAGATACTACAATTATGGATACAGTTGCTAATACTACTACTATAGGCGGTGTATTAGCGTTTATAATGAAATTTACCCCACTAATCACCGCTCTTGTGTTAACAACTGCTTTAGTGCTTAATATACTTAGAATTTACGATTGGATTAAAAATAAAAACAATGCCGATACCAGTAAGAAAAAGTGAACCGAAGGATGAGTTCATAGCAAAATGTATTGCTAAACTACGTAAAGAATATCCTTTAAGACAAGCAAGTGCTATTTGTTATGCACAAGCTAAAAAATAAATTTAAACAAATTAACCCCATATTTATAATCAAATTAAACAATTATGAACAGAGAACAATTAAAAGAGTTGGTTAAACAGCATTTTAATCTTGTTGATCATACCCCTGTAGCTACCACAGAAAAATTTGGTGAAGTATTTGACGAAAACAAAGCTTTCAAAATTGTATTTCCTGGTGACACATTAAAGGTTGGAGACGAGGTAAAAGTTGTTACCAAAGAAGGACAAGAATCCTTAGCTCCAGATGGATACCACAAATTAGAAGATGGTACAATGATTAAAACAGAAGGTTCATCAGTAGTTGAAATCGTTTCTCCTGAAGGTAAATCTGAAGAAGAAATGGCTGCTGAAGACGGATTAGGTGCTGTTGAAGATAAAGAAGTAGCTGCTGTTGAAGCTGCCTTTGCTGCTAAAGAATCAATTTCTCAAGTTGAAGGTACTACTCCTCAAAACGCCGTGACTGAAACTAACGTTCCTGTTTCTACATTAACTGGTCCAGTAAAAACTGAAGCAGAAGTAGAAGCTGAAATGATGAAAAAAGTTAAAATGGCTATCGACGAATCTATTGCTTCTGAAATCGCTGGTATCAAAGAAGAAATGAAGGCAATGAAGACTAAAATGGAAGAATTCATGAAGTCTCCTGCTACCGAAAAAACCAAAATGTCTTCTGAAAAAGAAACATTTACTACCGAATCATTACAAGCAAAACAAATGAATGTAATGAAAGAATTGCTTAAAAACAAAAAATAATATTTACTCACAACAATTAAACAAATAAAATTATGTCATTAAACGTATCCGCTCTATCAGATTTTAACAACCAGATCGCTGGTGAGTTAATCATCAAGATGGTTTATGCTGGTTCAACAATGGAATACATCACTATTCAAGAAGGTGTTAAATACCAAGAGCCAATTAACCTATTCGAAGTTAGCTTGTATATGCAAAACGGTACTTGTGTATCTACTGCATCAGGTTCAGCTACATTCACTCAACGTACTATCGAAGTATGTCCCCGTACATCATTCGATGCTTTATGTTTAAAAGACCTTGACAAGAAATACTTAGGTATCTCTGCTTTAGCTCCAGGTTCTTACAACGAAACTTTCGCATTAGCTACTCAATACTCTGAGTTGTTAGTTAACCAATTCCAGAAAGCTAATGACCAATTCCTTTGGGCTCAAGTATCTGGTTCAGCTTCTACTTTCGGTGGAACTTGTGCTGTAAACGGTTTGGCTACTATTATCTCTAGCTCTACTGCTGGTGTTGTTAGATACCCTGCAACTGCTGCTTCTTGTTCAGCTGCAAACATCTTAACTACTATGGACGGTATGATTGCTACCTCAAGTGCAGATGTTGCTGACCGTGAAGATTTAACTTTCTTCATGAGTGTTACTAACTTCCGTAACTACTTGACTGGTTTGAGATTAGCTAATAACTTCTACTTTGACCCTATGTCAGTTACTAACCGTGGTGGTTTGTATGAAATGCAATATCCTTTCCAACCAAACATTAAAGTTGTTGGTACAGTAGGTTTGCAAAGTTTCACTAACCGTCTTTTCTTAGGCCCTGCTAAACAAATCGTAGCCGGTACTGACTTGTTAAGTGACTTCACTGAATTCCAATTGTGGTATGATATTAACACTGACACATTGCGTCACAGAATTTCTACCAAATTAGGTGTGAACATCGCTTATCCTGAATTCTGGGTTAGTTCAGAAGCTTAATCATTAACAGTTTAACAATTTAAAAACAGATAAAATATAATACTATGGCTTGCGATATTACATCAGGATTTCAGCTTGGCTGCCGTGACAACACAGGTGGTCTGAAAGCAATTTATATCTTATCTGGTTCGATTACTAGCATTTCTGGATCCCAAGGTTTAATTACCGCGATTTCAGGTTCAGGTGTATGGTACCAATTCCAATTATTTAGACAAACATCTAACTATAGTGAAGAATTAGTAGCAACTCCTGAAAATGGAACTATCGTTTACAATCAATCTTGTAACGCGGTATTCTTCAAAATGCAAACTTCAGTTCGTAACCAGGTAAGAGTTTTAGCACAAAACCCTAACTTAAGAATCATCATCGAAACTCAAAACGGTTCTGAAACCGGAGCTGCTCGTTGGTTCTTGATGGGTCAAGTGAACGGCGCTCAGTTGTTGAGTGGTACTGCACAAACAGGAACTGCATTTAGCGACTTGAACGGTTACAACTTGGTATTTAGTGGAAACGAACCTAACCCTGCTTCAGAGGTTAGTGGTTCAGCTACTTCATTCACAGGTTCTTTGAGTGGTATGACAATTACTACTTACGCTTAATAATTTAAAACAAACCAAACAAGGGGTTACGCAGTAAAACGCGTAGCCCCTACTTGGTTGAAAGTAAACTATGCTTCAATTAAACGTTTCTTCAGCAACAAATTCAAGTGCCGTTTACCCTGATGTTACAGCAACTCCAGGTATAAGTCAGGTGCTTTTAGAATTTACTCAGTCCTACGATTTTTCTACGAAAGATAATGTTGTTGCTACTTTAATTAATACTCCAAGTCCTACAAATCCTTGGTTAGTATTTCAAGTAACAGGTTCAACATTACCTACAGCATCAGGACAATACAATGTTAATATTTGGGAATTTACTCAAACAAGTGGTTTAGGTACTTGGGGTACCCAAGCAACTTTATGGGTATTAACTAATAATATTTGGGGTGGAGGAGGAGCATATGTTAAAACAAGATTACTATCAACCGACAGAGCATTTATTTCAGGTAGCAACGGAGTAGACATAACCACATATTTATTGCCGACAAATGGAGGTACATACACTACCTATAATTATCCATAACGATGAATCAAAAATATACATTTAAAACTATCCCTCGTTCAAATGGTACTAATCAGCGTATTAGTTTAGTTGAACGTAAAAACCAATTCTATATTAGTTTTGGTGCGGATAATGGTTTTCCTAATAAACTGATTGATTTGATGAACTATTCATCAATTCATGGAACGTGCATTAATGCAACCGTAGAGGCAATTATTGGTAATGGTTTAACCTCTAATATGCCTGAAACATTAGACTTTGCAAATTATGATAATGAATCTTGGAACGATATATTTAAAAAAGTAGCTAAAGACTATAAGTTATTTGGTGGTTTTGCTTTAGAAATAATTTGGTCTAAAGACAGAACTAAAATAGCGGAAGTATATCATATTGACTTTTCATACTTACGTGCTAAAGAAAAAAACTTTAGAGGTAAGATACCAGGATACTACATTTGGGATGAATGGAATGGTGTTAGTTCTTATGTTAATCAAAACTTAGAAGATATACCATTTTTACCTGTATATAATCCTTATACTAAAAACGAGGAGCCATCTCAAATTTACGTTTATCACGCATACAGACCAGGTATGAAATATTATCCTGTACCTG